ACTGTGTAACGTCCAGAAAGTGAACCTACTTTTTCGATACCCATGTTATATTGGTCAGATTCACCAGAAGCATCAGTTACGTTGAAGTAGTTCAAGTCGTTAAATACAGCAGAGATTTCAGAAGAAACCACGATGAAGTTAACACCACCACGTAAAGTTGCTTTGTTGATTTGAGCGTCAATTTGGTTAACAGCAGTAATCAAAGTTTGATTCCATTCTTTTTGAGTGTATACAGTTGATACAGCATCAATTTTTCTCCAACCAACATAGTCCCAAGTCAATTGCCAAGGTGCACCCTTACGAAGGTCTCTAAGGATTTCACGGTCAATTTCAGCAGCGATTTGTTCAGACAAAAGGGCAGTCAATTCAGCTTCTGCGTCAATGTTTTGGAAAGCAGCAACGTCAGTAGCAAGTTCTGGAGACCAAGTAGCTCTAAGTTTTCTTTCTTCTGTGTCAACAGTAACTGATTTCAGTTCGAAAGAAACTTCACCCATTTCGTCTTCCAATTCAAGAGTGTCATAAACAGCCCAAGAAACAGTCAAACCAGTTGTAGTGATACCAGTAGCAGCAACACCAACCATACCGCTAAGATTTTTAACAGTTGCAGGTTTACCTAAGTCAAGTTCGATATAAAGTTTACCGTTAGCAGCACAGATATTATCGTATTCAACAACACCTTTACCATATTTTTGAGCAATCAAACGGAAAGGAATTTCTTCACCAGCCTTAAACGCAGTTACACCAGCTTCGGTAGAAAGGATATCTTTGGCAGCAACAACTTTCAAAGAAGCGATGAAAGCTTCAGAGTCCATTTCGTTACCATCAGGACCGATTAATCTACCAGCGTTATAGCTTTGGAAGCCAGAAACTTCACAAGTAACATATCTTAAAGAGTTGCCATCAGCCAAATCTTCGAAAGTTACACCAGAAGTTACGAAAGTACCATTGTCTTGCAATGAAGCAGGAACGATAGCTTGGTTAGATACGTTGATATGAACAGCACCTTTTGAGTTGTCATACAAGAAGTCATCATAATACAAGTCGTAAACGGCTTTTTGGATAGCAACTGGAACGGTAGCACCGCTAGCAGGAATAATGCTATCTGGCAAGAAATATTGAGTTTTAAGAGCACCATCGTTATTTCTGTCTGCTACTTTTGCACCCATCATACCAGCGTGACGCATAACGTTACCGTCAGCATATCTTTCAGAGGTAGTAGGATAGAAGTAGAACAATTTACCGATAGGCAAGTTCAAAGCCTGTACAGAAACGATTTCGTTAGCCAAAAGTTTAGAGAATACACGTCTAACGATAGGGAACACAACAGTTTCGAAAGAACCAGAAGATTGAGTAGTCGTAGCTTCTTTCAACAGTTGTTTAGCTGTATTTTCATAAAGCGTAGCAATGTTTTCTTTAAGGTGACCTTCAAGACCTTTAGTGAAACCGATTTTATCCCAACGGTTTACGATTTCGGTTCTAATTCTTTTTTGTTCATTTAATTCTACTTGACCAGCACCGCCAGCCTTTAGAAAATCGAGAGTTTTACTCATGTTAATTTACTTATTTTTTTTTATTTTTATTTTATCTTTGCGATTTCAAAAAATCTTTTTACACTGTCGTCCAAGTTATCAAGCATTACAGTTTCGTTAATTTTGGTAGTACCTTCAACGGTCAATGGTTTTTCGTTTAAAACGGATTCTACTATTGGTTTTTTCTTCAATTCAGCTTTAATTGATTCGTATAGTTTATTACCATCTTCAATTGTTTTAGCTTCTTTGTCAAATCTTTCTATAATAGAATTTTTTTCTTCTTTTGTGGTTGAGTTTTCACGAATTATTTTTACAATTTTAACAAGGTTGTTATTAAGGACCGCATTTTCTTGTAATTTTGTTCTGAAAAGACCAAGAGCGTTTTTCAGTTCTTCATTGATTTGTTTAAGTTCGTTGTACTTTTCGTAAAGTTCGTTGTATTTGCTTTCTTGAACGTTTACCATTCCGTTGTCATTGATATGAGGTAGGTCTGGTTTTACGGTTTTTCTTCTGATGTTAGGGATAGCCATACCTTCGTTTTCAGTAATCTGTGGTTCTTCCATGTTTTCGTCATCTAAAACGATTTCGAAGATATTTTCATCTTCTTTTTCTTCTGGGGTTTCCTCAGATGCTTCTACTGGGGTTTCCATTGATTCTTCTGTTGGAACTTCAACGGGTTCTGTTGTAGGTTCGATAGCAGGAATTTCTGTTTCTGAATTTTGATTTGTGTCGATGATGTATTCAGCACCAGTTTCGTTATCTTTAACACCGATAGTACCGTCACCGTTATCTTTGATTATGACTTCATCTTCATCGTTCATTAATTTGAACATTCGGATTGTTTCTTCATCACTTGCGTTAGTGGTATCATACTCATCTTCTGTTCCAGGAACTTTATACTTTTCGAATTCACTCCATGGGTTTTCTGTTTCAGCTTCTTGTGAGTCATCCGAAACGAATGTATCATCATTAACTTCAACAGATTCTTCAGAATTAGCGTCATTAGCTTCTTCTCCTTCATTATCTTGAGTTTCTTCGGCAGCATCAACTTCTGGTACTTCATTAGTATCTTTTACCTCGGTTTCTTTTTCTTCTTTTTCTTCAGCTTCATTAATGATTGTTTTAAATTCATTACGAACTGATTCTTTTATGATATCTTGTACAATACCCTTAGTAGATTCCTTAACCGTATTTTGGATAGATTGAAGGTCCGCTAATGATTCAGCAACAAGAGTACTTCTAATTTCTTTTTTCATCAATAAAATGATTTTCTTTTTATTTAATTATAAATATTACATTAAATTCAAAATTTATATTTTTTAACAAATAATATTAAAAAATATCGATTTATTTAATATAATTACTTAGTTTTTTCTTAATAATGGTCTCAATTAGTGAAATTAATTCACTTTCAGTTATTTTTATTTTATTTTTATCTTCGTTTTTTTGTTCATTAAATTGAATGTTCCTTTTATTCAAAGTGTTTTTATTAACAATAACGACAGATTTAGGGTCAATTTCATTATCTTTTAAATCTACGTAGAAATAATCCTTTTTGAAAGATTTAAGTTCATCTGGGTCGATACCTCTATAATCCCAAGCGTATAAAACTTTGTTTGTTTCTTTATCGACAGCGAAATGGGTGTTTACGTTTTCATTTTTTTTCATTTTTTATAATATGAATTTATTTAATTTATTTGATAGTTCAGATATTTTTGATTCTGTGTATTGTTTTAATTCTTTTTCTGATTTACCAATCCAAGCGTTTGGAGTTGATGGTTGAGTTACTATATCAAAGCAAATTAGTTCAAAGTCGTCTTGTACTATTGTTTTACCCATTATACTTTCAACTGACCCTACACCTCTTGATGAAACACCTAATTTAACACCATGTCTCATTAGATTACAGATATTATCAGAAACACATGAAATAACTCCGTATTTAATGAAACCTGGGCTTACTAATAGTTTAATGTTACCTAATAATGTGTGTTTTTCCCAGTGTAAATCAGTGACTAAATGAGACAATCTATCTATATCTAATATACAAGAATCTGGGTGGTTTGCTTCTCCAGTTGAGCTGCCATTAACTATTTCGTCCATATATTTTTCAACTTCACGTTTTAGGACTTCTTCTGGATATATTCTTCCATTAGCGTTTTCTATACCGAATTTTTGAAAAACAACTGGAAATATTATAGGTTCTTTAATCCCATTTTTAAAATATACTTCGCTTTCACCAATAGGTGTTACAGCTTCGTTTAAGTTTGATGCGTTGTCGTTAGAACCTACAAATCCAAAGTCGTTTTCAATCAACAACCCATACCCAACTTTACCTTTTTTTATTTCAAGAAGTTCTTTCATCTACAAAAATTGTTATTTTATAAATAAATAGTCATTATCTTTTATATTTAAAAAGTTTTTACATCTATAACATCAATAATATCTGGACGATAGCATAATATTATTTGACTTTTTGGAAATTCATCGTTTTCCTCTGGATAATATATGTCGTAAAATTTTGAAAATATCTCTAAAAACATTTTAGAATTATTGGAATAGAAGTCATTTTCTATTGTTTGGTAAATGTAACCACCTATTAAATCAGAGTAAGCGTTCATAGCATTTATGAAACCTATTCTTGTTGTTTCACCGAAATCCTCCAAAACTTCCTTGGCTACTGGTGATTTTTTTATTAAAGTTTCTATTATTTTTTTATTCGGTTTTGTTTTGTCGGTCAAAACTTTATTGTAATTTATTTTACATTTAAGTAATGCGCCATGTTGACCCGTGTATGACATAGCTGCATTTAGGCTGTTTGTAAAATAAAAGCCAGAACCGTACCTGTCTACAGCTTCTTTGCTACCAGTGTATTGATAGGAGAATTCTGTGGCATGTACGGTTCTTCCGTGATAATATATTTTATTTTTTGTATCTGAAAATTCAGACCAATCGTTATCGGTGTATTCTTTAATGATATTCATGTTAATGTTTTTAACAATAAATATCAATCTTTTTTATTAGAAAAATTAAAGTTTGTTGTCTCAATCACTGTCTTCAACACATTGTCCATTGTATTTGTGATTGTTTTGTTTAAAAATTCGTCATTTATTTTTTTTATATCTTTTTGTTTTAGATGGATTTCAAAATTAACGAACCTTTTTTTGTCGAATGTAATACCAGATTTTCTAATATCTACATCAGTTAACATTTTTTCTTCAAACATATTTGTCTTATAAAATTCATTATACAATGATTTTCTTATTTTTTTTGACAGTTCTTTAGACATTTCTTCGTAGTCATTTTTTTGTATTTTAGGGTCAACCCAAGTGCTTCCGTAAATATATATTACTTCTGGCTTATCTTTGTTAATAGCACCTAGTTTAATAGTAAAATTTTCTTTATATGAATTAATGTTAAGTTCCTTATTTTTTCTCATGAAATTTTATTTTATATATAATATAGTCGAAAAAAAATTTTTTAAAGTATGTTAAACAAAAAAAACCCATATAAAATTAATTATATGGGTTATTAGTTAGTATTTGTTAAATTAATCTTTCAATATTTGAGATAATTCAATGTATTCGTTAATTTTATTTTCAAAATCTTCTTCAACAAAGCTCTCATTTAACAATCTTTCTTTTATGCTTAGTAGTTTTTCTTTAACGTCCATGTCATTTGTTTTTAAAGACTCATTAATCATTGTTAAACATTCTGTTTTATATTCTTCATAAACATTTTTCTTTTCTTCATATGTTTTAGATTCTAAAATTTGTTTAACTAATCTTTTTTCATCTTCATTCAAAATAGTATCATATTTTTTGTTAAATTTTTCAATTAACAATGAAGTTAACATATCAATATCTTCTACTTTGACTGGACTTTCATTTTCTTTAATTAAAGATTTTTCGTTAAGATGTTTTTTTATTATATTTTCGGATTCACAAATTTCATTAATATTCTTTAACGGGTTTGTAACTGTTAAAAGATAATGTACTGAATTATAATATTCATTATCTATTTTTTCAATACCGATATTTGAATTTTCAAGTAAATCTACCAATTTTTTATTAACTTCTACGATGTTAAGATTGTTATATTTCTTAATTGTTTCTATGATTATTGTTGAAGCTTGTTCTGGGTTCTTTAATTCTGAATTTGGAATTTCTTCAAATATTTCATGTTCTTTTATTAACAAATCGTTTTTCTTAACTATGTTGATATATTCTTTAATTACTTTCCTACCATCTTTTGATTCATTCAATTTTTTGAAATTGGTAACAAAAGCAGTGTGTATTTCACCAAAATTGTATTTCATATTTATTGTCTTTTGATTATAAATATCATTTATAGCATTAACTTATCCACTTTATTTATCATTGTTTTGATATTTTTCAAATTAGATAATTTTTCTTCATTTAATAGAGGTTTATTGGTCTTTTTAGTGAATGAATTTTCATTTGTTTCTTGGGATGGTTCTTCTGGCGGTGTTGTTTCTTCCCCACCTTCAATTTCAACGTTATCATCTAGCGATATATCACCTTCTTTTCCAGCTTCTTCCATTTCAAAATCAGTATCTGATAGACCACCGCCACCACCACCTATTGCTGAACCTAAATCACCAGATTCACCATCTTCTGTTTTATCTTGGTAGTCGGCATCTGGCTCACCGTATATTTTATCAATTGCATCAAACAGCCCAGTTCTTTTTATTATTTGAGGAGTTTTCTTCAATTCTTCGGCTAATGCTTTTTCAAAACGTATTTCTTCTAAATTCTTTTTAATTTCTTTATCACTCATATGATATACTTCTCTAAGAACACTTGAGAATGATTTAATCTGAATTCCATTTCCTGGGTCTGATAATAAATCTTTTGCAATATTTGTCTTCTTTTGAAGTTCTTCAAGTCTTATTGTTTCTAATTGAGTGGACGGATTATTTAAAGACAGAGAGAAATTATTTAAATCTTCTTCAAATCCTAACATAAATAAATGAATTTGAGCTAATTTGTTTAATTCCATTAATAACGCTTGTTGAATTTTAGTTATTGTCCTTGCAAATCTAATGTCTTGTAAGGCTAAATTCTTTCCGTCACCAGTTTCTTCGGTATAACCTAAAAATGGTAGCGGAACTCTTAAAGCGACAGCCATTTTCTTACTAAAATATTCAACATCCTTACTTGATTCCATGTTGGAGCTTCCTTGTAATGTAGTTATTGACGTAGCATCACTAGAATTTCTTACTGGTATAAAATAATCTTCGGACGCATCCATTATATTCATTTTATAGTCTAATTGACCAGTTTTTGGGTCAACTATACTTTTTCTTTTAAATGTATTTGCAATAGTGTCAATATATGCTTCAACATCTTCGGAAGCAATAGCACCTACATCAATTTTGAATACTCTTTTATCAAAAGCTCTTTCTAATCGGTTTATTTGCCACGTATCTTCTGCCATAATCAATCTTCTCCAATGTTGTCTTGCAGAATACAGAACGGATGTACCGTAAGGTAAAAGGATAGTGTCTTTTAAAAGTCTAAAATGACTTACTTGCCAATGTTCGAAATCAATAGATGCACCATTTCCAATCCAAGAAAAAGTGGTTTTATCATAATTTGAAGGTATGCCCATCATTTTACTTCTTAAAAAATCGCCTTCATTTCTATCTACCTCATAAACTGGTAACATTCTGCAGTCAATAATACCTTTTTGGGGTTCTATGTTATTTAATATATAACAATTACCGTATTTACATAAGGTTCTAGCCCATAATGGTAGATTTACGTGTATATTTAGTTTGTTAATAAACAAATCTTCTAAAACCGCTTTAACTCTATCTGAATTAGACTTTATGTTTAATATATTCCCCTCGTTGTTTAAAACGGTTGCTTCCTCTGATAATAAATCTAATGCAACACTTATTTCTGGATAACCATCCATAAGGTCACTATCCCTATAACCCATTTTTACTAGATTTTCAGAATTTAACGCATGTCTATTTAAATCATAAGCAGTCTTTTTAAACGTATTTTTTAGATAGTTTGTTTGTTGACGTTCCAACTTTTCTCTTTCATATTCAGATTTGTTGGTTGTGCGTAATAATTCAGCATCTATATTATAGGTGTTTGATTTATTTACATCATTATAATTTGTTTTATTTAAAAAAGAGCCGTTTGTTAGACTTTGCCAAACAGTCTTTAAATTGTTTCCTGCCATTAATGTTTTGTTTTATAAATATTTTAACATATAAAATTTCTCGAAGGGATTGTTAGCACTTCTTCACAAAAAGATTCATAATTAAAATTTTTTTCTAATTTTTCAATTCTTTCAGAAGATGGTGTCCATCCTAAATTCAGTAGTTTATTATTAAGTTTAATGACTTCTTTTTCGTCAATATTTTCTGGCATAATTATTTTTTCTGTTAAGCCAGTGTTAGGTTCTTTTTTAACCCAATATAAACCATCATTCAAATGCTTAAGGTTGAACCATTCTAAATAAGTTTGTTTGAATCTTTCAGAGCATAATAACTTAGATAAAATGTTTGTCCCGTACTTGTTGGTTCGATAAAAGCCTGTCGTAATTTTAATGTTTTTATCATTAAAATAATTAAGAATTTCTTCTTGTATTTTTGGTTCGAACAAAGAAAACTCGTCACAATAAACTTCATCAACTCCATGATTACTTATTCGATTCCAAAATATTGATGATAGAAAAAATACTGTAGTCTCATTTATTTTAATAGAGTTTTTAGTAATTTCAACGTTATCAAAATCACCTAACATGTTTGAAATATCTCGTTTTATTAAATAAGACATATTTTCGTTTACTGAAAAAACTACAATATTTTTAATTTTATTCGTGTAAAAATTTAATAATATCGCATTTTTTAAAATTTCAGTTTTACCCGAACCTCTACATCCAATTATTAATTTATTTTTTGTATTAAACATATCTATAATTTCTTTTGAAACTTGCAAAGAAATGTCATCTGAAAGCATTTTCTTCATATATTTTTATTATAAAATAATTTTTTTATCTAATTTTTAAACATTTATATTAATATCTTTTAAATAAACCTTTGTTTGAACTATACACTTTTTCTAGGGCAAACGGGTTGTTGGGGTTCATTTTCCTAACATCTTCTTTTGTATTTGACCCATTACTAGACCTTATAAATCCAATATTCATTTTTTTAATTTCTTTTTTTGGGCTATCACTTGTTATTTTGGATGCAACTACCCAGTTTTTTATTATTTCAATATCCTTTTTTTGGGCTTTCAAAAGTTTTGCTAAATGATATTTTGCGATATACATACCCATTGCAATTGACGTTAAGGTGTCATCATGATATCCAGATTGGTGGTCTTGTCTGATTGTATTTCCTTTACCTTTCCAAATCCAAGTTTCTAATTCGGCTGTTACTCTTTTAGACCTAATGGTAATAGATTTTTCTCTTAGAGCTAATTCAAAGTCTTTTAACATAATGAATCTAGCACTTTTTATTCTAAATCCAGCTTGTTTTTCATTTTTTTGTGATTCGTTGATATCACCATCATTAATAACTGTCGGTGTTTTTAATGAACTGTCATCATAGAAAAGATTTGGATAACCTAATTGTTGTAATCTAATTATCACTGCATCGCCATAACCACCTAAACAGTCAACGACACATAATGCATCCCCATATAATCTACCATATTTGTTGGCATAATCAGCTAATACGTCTTGCGGAACTTTACCTTGGTATTCTAATACTTGTTCGATTCTTGGAACTCCATCTTCGTCTATTGCGTCAATATCAAGTATTTCTATAACAGCAGAGTCTTCTCCAGACCCAGTTGATGCGTCAATAGCCATTATGTATCTATGACCTTCGACAGCATCTTTCCAAACCCATGTTTCTTCTATTTGTGGGTCTACTAGAGGTTCTCTTACGTATTTTTTGTTATATTCTTCAATTATTTCATGTTCAACAACATTATTACCAGAACCGATAAATGATACATCCAACTCTTGTGCAATTTTTTGTGGGTCGTTGTTAAGACCTTTACACATTTCTTCGTACCAAGGTGATGTTGCTTTGAATCCTTGTCTTTCTAATTCATACCATTCTTCTTCTCGGTATTCAACACGACCATCTTTATCAATTGTTTCTTCTATTATGGTAGTAATTTCACCAGTTTCTTTATCTTTTCTAGTCCATTTAAGATTCTTGTTGTATCTTGGGTCTTGATACCATCTTAATTTAGTTATATGGAAACCGTTTATACCTTTTTCTGCTTGAATGCAGGTATTATAATATAATTTATCATTACCGTTAGGGGTTGAAATCATTATAGTGTGTCCCCCAGACGCAGTTGTCATTTTTGCAGCACCGTAAACTTCTGGACCATCATCAATAAATGCAGCTTCATCAAATATTAGCCATTTTACCGCACTAACCCCACGGGATGCATCTGGGCCAGAAGACCTAGCATAAACGTGACATCCATTTGGTAGTTCTAGTTCTTTGGCATTATCTACAATGAATATACTTTTGTCGTTATTAAAATATTCGTCACCCCAAAAAAATCTAGGTATTTGTCTTAAAAACTCTTTTATTTTCTTTAAGAATAATTGAGACATATCCGATTTATTGGCGATGATTAATACATTTTGTGGTGAATCTGCTTGCGCTAAGGCTATTTCACAAGCAACAAATGCAGCCGTAACAGTAGAGATACCTGCCTGTCTTGGTTTTGTTGTTACGTTATTTCTATATTCAGAATATGCGTATAGTAAATCTTTTTGTCTTGGAAACAATTTGAATGGTACTTCTTTTTCTTGGGATAAATCAAGAGTAGACAAGTAGCTTTCAATCATGTATGTGTGAGTTTTATCACTAAATGATTTAATTAATTCGTTTTTTATTTGTTCTTTTGATATTAACATTAAATCTTTTCTTGATAAATAGTTTAAAAAAATATATGTAAATATTTGGTTTGTTTAATATTAAACGATATATTTGCAGTCTAAATTTAAATTTTTAAAATAAAATGAACAAATCAAAATTTTTTGAATACGAATTAAATCTTATTTCAGATTTAAAGTTAAGAGAATATGCTGAAAAGTTAATCGAAACTTTTCCAGATTATTTTTTTGAAGTTCCCGCATCTTCAACAGGTAAATATCACCCAGCTTATACATTAGGTAATGGTGGATTGTATCGCCATACAAGAGCAGTAGTAGGTATTTTGGAAAACTTGTTTAATTTGGAACAATTTCCATTTACTGATAGAGAGAAAATGTTATTGATTATTGGGGCTATTTCACATGATTCTTTGAAATCTGGGAAAGTGAAATCTCAATACACCGTTAAAGACCATCCTCAATTGGCTGCGCAAAACATAAGGGAATTTAATTCAACTAATGATTACCAGTTGAGTGAATCAGATTTGAATTTTTTATGTTCTGCGATTGAGTCACATATGGGTCAATGGGGTAATCCTAAACCAGTAACGGAAAGTGAAAAAATGTTACATCTTGCGGATTATTTAGCATCAAGAAAAAATTTAGAATTTTTATTTCCAGCAAATGATGAAGCAGTAAAAGCATCTTCTGAAGTACCGTCAGATTTGGTATTACCTTTTGGTAAATACCAAGGTAAACTTATTTCTGAAGTTGTAGCGTCAAATAGAGGGTATGCACAGTGGATGTCTGAAAACATGAAAGAACCTTACCGTTCAATTGCGAATAAATTACTAAACCCATCATAATGATGGGTTTATTTTTTTAAATTCCTAAGAAGTTTTCTTTGTATTGCGTTTTATTTTTAGTAATGGTGTCGTTAAATTGTTTTTCTTGTAATTCATTTTCAATATTTGTTAATAACTCCAAAACCTTATTTTTACCTTCTTTTGTATCTGATAATATTTCTTTTAAGGTAGAATTAAAATCATCTACAGGTAAATTTACCAAAGAATAAAACAAATCATATTTCAAATCTTTTTTAGTTACTGGAATAAATTTTTCAATATTATCCCATATTGGAACACCTAATCGTTGGTCCCAAGATTCTGCCATAGCAAAATCTGCTTTAGCCAAAATGTATGATGCTTCTTTAACGTTTTCTGGTAAAGCATGTGACGAAAACAGTTCAAGAACACCTTTTGATAACTCAAATAAAAGAACTGGTAGTATTAAACCGTAGGCTTCTATTGTTATAGGTTCTTTACTTATATCTACGAATACTACACCAGCATTACTATTCCCCTCACTTCCTTTTTGTATGAAAGTTAAATATGAATTTATATTCATTATCTTACTGTATAAATCTAAAAGGGATGGGTTTGTTTCGTATAGTTCTGGTAATATTGTTTTTAAATTGGTCGATATATTTGAAGATAGACCTTGTATCATAGCGTTAACAACCCTACGTTTATAAATCTCTTTGTGAATTTCTTTAATCCTATTCGTATTCTCAAATTCTATTTCATAATCAGTAGGATATTCGTTTAACAAATTTTCTTTTAATTCACCTAAATTAGCATTTATTAATATATTTTCTGGTATAGAGAAAATGTTATTAATCATAGTTAACGCAATTTCAGTTAAATTATCTGAATTTGTTTTTTCAATAACCAAACATTTTTTTATACTATCAGTAAATACATCTTTTATTAATTGTTCTTCTTTTGGATTTAAACCTAATTTAACTAAATTATCTTTTAATTCATTAAAACGTTTTTTTAAAACTTTCTCCTCATATGTAATTTCTTCTGAATCTGGGAAAATTGGGTTATCACCCAAAGTATGTTTTCTTGTTTGGAAAACCTTTTGGATGAACATAGGGATGTCTATGTCTTTGCTTTCTTTTAAAAGTTTAACGTTTTTAATTAAAAGTTTTTTACTCATTTTATAGTTTTTTTAATAAATCTTTTTTAGAAATTCTAGTTGTATTTTCGTAAAGTTTTTTTCTTTTCATTTCCATAATTTGAGATTTTTTATAAACTTTACCTTCTGTTTTAGAGTTTACTTCTATCTTGTCATTCTCTGGGTCATAATCAGACCTCATTTGAATATCAGCTATCTGTTTGTCCACATCACCGTTTTGTGTGTTTTTGGGGTCTACGCTGAATGTAGCTTCTTCTAATTCGGAAGCATTACTTATAATTTCGTTTATTAAATCTTTCTTCTTCATTTAAATAATTTTTAATATAAATAGTTATTCAAAATTAAGTCCTCTAATACTTAATTCGTATTCTAAATCATCAATGTTCGTTCCGTATTTAAAAATTAGTCTTCCTTCTTCTGGTGATTCTTCATAATTCCTTATGTCTTCCCAAGCAACTGGAATTATACCATCAATACAGTCTTGCATAGAGAAGCAGCTTTGGTTTTGAGCAAGAGTAAGTTTCATCCTTATGATAAGAATTTTTGTTAATGTAATTCTTTTTGGGTCTGGTTTTATTTTACATATGCTAGCAGGAGTTATTTCGTATCCACCTTCCCCCCAATACGTTTGAGTATCATCAGTAAATAAAAATTCGTATTTAGACTCACCGCCTAAAGTTTCACCTATTTTGTTTATGTGTACTAAATAATTCATGTTTTTATTTAAAGAATAATGTGTTATATAAAAAAATAAATGGATTAAAATTTAATCCATTTACTTTATTGTTGATTTTTGTTTATTTAAATTTTGGTCTAGAAAATTTATCTTTTTTAGATAATTCTTTTTCTTTAGGAATGTAATTATTTTCTATTTCATCTATTATTGAATCTAACTCTATTTCTTCTTTAATGGTTTTTAGTTTTTTGTCATTAAATATTAATTTTCTTTTTTTAGATTCAAAATTAAGTGTAGGGTCTGCATTGAATTTAGGCTCTGAATTATCTTGTTCTGGCTCATTAATTTCTGGTTCAGTTGAAGCCATGTTGTTATTATTTTCTTCACCCACATTAGGGTCTTTTTCTAAACTTTTTTCTTTAACTTTATCCATGATTACTTTTACATCGTCTTCGGATAAACCAGGAACCGCAGCAGAAATTACTGTATTTGCGATGTACTTTGATAATTCTGGGTCAATATCATTTTTTTCATCCCTGTATTTTCTTAGTGAAGTTGCTATTTTCCCAGATAATTTTTGTAAATATTTTTCTGGATTTTCTTTTTCGTCAACTCCAACTTCTGCATCAAAATCAGCACCAAATTCTTTATTATCATCTTCACCGCTAACATTGTCGTCCATAACGTCAGATAATGGATTCGGTTCTAAATCGTTTTCAATACCGTTATTTGAATCTAAATCAATTTCTGGTTCTGGGGATTTTTCTACTGGGATTTTTAAAACAGTACCTTCATTTATTTTTTTTTTAAGGCTAACTTTTCAGCAACCATTTCAGTTATTTTTCTCAATAAAGATTCGTTAATTTCTAATCCTTCTTCTTTTTTGTCTTTGGATTCATCCTTAGATTCTTCTTTAGGTTTTTCATTAACTTTTTCATCTTCTTTTTTTGGTTCTTCCTTAGGTTCGTCTTTCTTTTCGCATTCACATGGTTTTTGAGCTGAAGTTCCTTTTATTATTTCAATTTGTTTAGAACTAAAAGAAATATGTTTAGGTTTTTCTTTATATGCAGTTTCGACATCAACCTTTTTATCTACTTCAATATCTCTTTCCATATCGACTGGTTTTACTTCTTCAATATAAGGAGACATTGTATTGTCTGTGGTATTTGGGTCTGAATCGTTACCAACCGTTTCTACTTCGATTGTTTCTTCAAAATCATCATCTGGGCTAGTTGTGTTTTTATTTGCAAATTCTTCAACAGATTCCATTAACTGTTTGTTTCTTTCAAGTTCATTTCTAATTACTTTTCCTTCATTTAGAATTGAATTATCTTTATTTTCTGGATTCAGAATATCAAATGCATTTTCAGCACCAAGACTTTCGTTAATCTTTTTTATTTTTAATGATAATTCTATTTTGGCTGTGCCTATACTTTGATAAGAGAATTTTTCTTTATTTCTAATACCGTTAATGTATTCAAAATTTTCGTTAATTTCCTTTTTTAGATAAAATCTATTTCCTTCTTGAATAATAGCATAGTTAATACCATCAGCCGCTTTTTTTTGGTATTCAATTTTACCTTTACTTATAGAGTTTTTGTCTTGCTTACCACTTATGTTTTTAAACTCCATTAAATGAAGAATTCTGTCTTGAACATTTTTGTCTTCCATTATTATATTGTAATTAATTTTTATTCTATTTTAATAATAAATATCTCACCTTATCGAATTTAATATATCAAAGGTTTTATTTTTCAGTAGGATAAGCTTTTCTATGTAATTGGTTCTCCTTAATATTTTGAAAACAATATTTTCATATGCTTTTTCACCTTCTCTGTTTAACCCCTCTTTTCTCATTTTTTTTATTTTATCATAAATTGATTTAACTTCATTACCTAATTGAGATAATTTATGTTCATCATTTGTTGAGTTTATTTTGGATTCCAACATATCAATTTTATTGATTAATTTAGATGCTTCTTTTTTTATTAAGTTTTTATCAAATCCAATCGGGGTGTTTTTTGGTATTATAAGCCATTCATTTTTTTCTAATGAGAATACACCAGTAGAAGCGTTTTCTTCTGATATATCTTGTACATAAAGTTCTATTGGGTAGCCATAAATTTTTATATTGTCATGCGTTTTGTTCCATTCATTTTTTTTACTATCTAAATAGTTTTTAACTAATGTTTTATTTTCATCAACATCATTAAAGTCAATTAAAATGTGCAAATCAATATCTGAATATTTGGACCAATTATAATTGGCTAAACTACCAGTAAAAATAATATCTTTAACTTCAACCCAATCAATATCTAATGTATTGAAAAATGAATCAGCAATATCTAGCAACTTTAACCTAACTCTAGAATTTATCTTATCATTAATCCATATCTTTTCGTTTAAAGCTGGTTTGTTTTCAAAAGACTTTAAATTTATTTCTTCTGGTTCTATCTCAGTAATAATTTCTTTTTTTGAATCTACTTTATCCATTGATTGATGTTATTATTATGTCATTATATATTTTAGATGTACTTGTATAGTCAATAACATCGTCTTGTTTAAATTTTAACGAAGAATAAAAACTTGAATAACTAAAATGTGAATTTTCACCAAATTTGTTATTAGAATATAATAATTTATTAACATTTTGTAAATCGACTATTGTCATTTCTATGTTTATTATATAAATATTTAATTTTAATTTAAAATATATAAATTATAATATATTGATTATAATTATGATAACTAGTGAGCTTTCTGGTGGAATAGGAAACCAGCTATTTCAAATTTCTGCAGCTATTTCATTGGCTGAATCAAATGATGATAATACTTCTTTTATTTTTAATGATATTGATGATTATGATAATATTTTTAAAAACTTAAACAAAGATGTATTTGTGATTGAACATGAATATAAAGAACCATTTTTTAACTTTTATAAAATACCTTATAAAAATAATTTAAAGTTGTTTGGTCAATTTCAAAGTGATAAATATTTCTTTGAACATAAAGAATTAATAATAGATTTGTTTAAAGCAAATGATAACATTAAAGAAAAAGTGAATGATTATATTAGTTACAACAAAAAAACTAATAAAAATACAGTATCTTTACATGTTAAGTTAGAGTCGGATAAATACCGTGATTTTGTTGGTATGGATTACATTAAAAAATGTTTAAATGTATTCAATGATGATACGATTTATATTTTATCGGATGATATTGAATGGTGTAAAAAAAATATTAAAAATAATTTTAATGAATTAGTTTTTATTGATGATTTAAACAAATATGAGTTATTTTATTTAATGTCTTTGACTTCCCATAACATAATTTCTAATTCGACCTTCTCTTGGTGGGGTAGTTATTTAAATACCAATCCAGAAAAAATAATATTAGCACCTAAAAACTGGTTCAATAAAAATTTTGAAGAAAATTTTTTAGATGTATACCACAAAAAAATTTTGATAACATGAAAAAAGCCTATCTAAATGATAGGCTTTATTTTTTTTTCATTTTATGTATCCTCTGTTTAAGAATTCTTCACGTATACCATCTGAAATTTCAGCTATTGCAGGGTGAGCACCTTTGCCAGAGCATCTTAAATTAAAAAACATTTTCCATTTTTCAATACTCATTGTCATGAACATGTCTGATTTGTGACTATAAAGCAGTACGGATGCTGCAAACTGACGTTGATTACCCCATTTAAGTAGTTTTCTATAAGCAAATTCAGATAATTTGCACATTAATTTGTATAATAGGATTGATTTATTGTTTACCAACCATTTACTAACGTCAACAAATGATACACCAGTTTTAAAGAAATTAATAAATCTAGTCGAGTTGATAGTATAAGAGCCTGTTCGGTGTCTTACTGTTTCTGTTTCAATTTGTTTATAAGTTATTATCTCTATTGTAACTCTTTTGAATGGGTCGTCTTCGCTTGGTTCAAAAAACTTAATATTTTCGTCAACAAACTTTTTTGATTCTAACAAAGCTTCTTTCACTTTATTATAGAACTCTTTGTCATTATCAAATAATACTCTTAAGTTGGTGTATAGATAATAATCACCAGATTCCTTTTCACCACCACGTCTTAAATCAGAATAAGGGCTTTCTAGAATTTTTGAAGGTATTGATTGCTTATTAGGGAATTGTAGGTAAATTGAACCATGTTCCAACACACTACCATGGTTTGCGTTCTCTAGACGTTTAGAGAAATTTTTATGTGAATTTTCATTCATTTTGTCAAATGACATTGTTGAAACTCTACCACATAATTCTACGTGTTTCATTACATCATCTTGTCCGATGATTTTAAAAGATTGATTTACTAAATTCATGTTATATTTAAATTATATTTTAATTAGTTTTTATAGTTAAGCAACCGTTTTTGTTTAATTCGATTACATTTTGTTCTTCATCTTCAAACATTACATCGATTTTATAGTCTTTATAATATTTTACTTTAGATTCACCGCAAGTGAATATTATGTTTTCTTTTTTAATTCCAAGTTCATTGCTTATAGTATCAATATCTTTATGATAATCATCTTCGGTTGGGACTTCATGCTTTGGATATTCTTCAATTTTTTCAATATATTCTTTATATGTGGTACATCTTTTTGTTATAATAAAAACGTTGTGTCCACAATATAATAATATTTTGCATAAATCTCTCATTGTTTGAGAAGATGATAATACCCCATCAAAGTCGAACGCAATATTCATTTTAATATCACCAATTTCTTCTTTTTCTGTATTTTTTTCCTTTTCTTCTTTTTGTTTTGTTAGAACTTCATTAAGTTCTTGTTCGAGTAATACTTCCGAGGTGTCATCAAGTCTTTGGTATTCATATTTTTTAATAAACTTATTAAACGATAAGCCTTGTGATTGGTCTGTACCAAAACCATTTCTAAACATTAGATAATCGAATGTACTTACATCTTTATATGTGTAAGTTCTTCCTTGTTTAAAAACGATTTTTAATGTAAATTCTTTATCATTGAAAACAGAATGTTTTATTGTGCTTGATTGATACCAAACTTTTTCAATACCATCCTCTTTTGAGTATGTTTTACCTATAATCATTTAAGTTGAATAAATTATGTAATTATTTTTATTTATAAACTATTTAAAGTTTAACAAAGATAA